TAGTTAGCGACTCTAAACACTCCCCGCCAAGGATCCACGGCATGAACCATTACGAGACAATCCGCCAGTTGAACGCGCGAGAAGCGGAGATTCGCCAGGCCATCGACACATTTCTGGCCGATCATCACCACTGGCAGGATGACAAGAACGGCCGACCAGGCCACCCCGACGCCCAATGGTGGACGGCTTACGAGGTCCTGGTGAACACGATCGAAAACGGATCGATCCCCGAACGAGTCCAGAAAGAGGGCCTATATCGGGCGATCTCTGACCTGACCGACCAGGTGATGATATTCGACGCCGCCGACATCGGCGACATGCCTGGCCCCGATCTTTGGGCCGCCCTGGAGAACCTGGAGCGGAAGACGACCGCCTTTAGCTTGCCGCAGGTCAAACGACGGGAAACAGTCCGGGAGTTGGCCGACGCCAAGGTGCCGACCGAGCAGATCGCGCGGATGTACTGCCTCTTCCTCCCCGGCGGCACCAAGGGAGATGCTGGCCTGATCGCCCGCGAATTGCGAGAGCCTGGCTCCGTCATTGGACCGGATTGGGTTCACCCTGACGACGCCGCCGACGCCGCCGACCTCGAGAGGATCCTGGCCGCACCGGAAACCCTGGCCGTCGATCACGAAATACCGGAACGCGAACCGACCACGACGAAGGAAATCGAGGATATCTGGCTAATCGGCCGAGAGCCCGAAGGGACGCCGGTCGAGATCGCCCAGGCCGCTAAAATGCTTTACACGACGGTTGCCGAGATATCCCCGACCTGGAACGACCTGGACAGGAAAGAGGCCGAACGGGCCGCCGCACAGATGCCAGGAGCCCGCCCGATCGCCCCGACCCCAGAGACGGCCATCGCACCGGCCGCCAAGCCGAAGCCACCGGCCGACAAGCCGAAGCCACCGGCCGCCGAGGGGGAATTCACTGGGATCTCCACCGATGTCCTGACCGCGGAAGCAAAGGCCCTGGGGATCACCATCCGCGAGGGAACCAAGCGAAAGACGATAATCAACAAGATCAAGGCGGCCAACGCGAAGGCCGAAACAGCGTAGAAGAATCATTTTCCTACGCTCTTTGGTTTTTCCTACGCTCTTTTGGAGTCCACCGCCATGGCCAAGAAGCCAACCTCTATCGGCTTAGATATCCCCCTCGAGTATGCCGAGGAAGTCCGCGACATGCTGGCCCAGCGGGCCGCAGAGAAGAAACTGGCTACCGAGCTATTTGAGGACCAAATCCCCTGGGATAAGATGCCCCGCTATGTTTTCGGGCCTGACACGCCCGGCCGTGATCTCGGGACCTTCGTCGATGTCCGGAGCCCGTTCGATGAAATCCGGGGAACGATCGTCGCGAAACTACCGGCCGGATTCTACGCCGTCCGCATCGCCGAGCAAGTCTACGCCGTCGCTGAGCCGAGCACCGCCTGGGTTCCGATGGATTACGCCAAATTCGCCAAGAAAACGGACCCGAAAGAATGAGCCAAGGAATTTTCGACCCGACACAACCCCGCCTGATGTTCAACCACCAGCAACAGAAAGGGGCCTACCCGTCCCCGATCACGCTGATCCACCCGACAGACGGCAGCGTACAATGTCACATCTACGGGGGCATGACTCCGCTACAATACATTTCGGCGAGGATAGCGGGCCCGATGGCCGCGGCCGCCAAGGGCCGCAACGCCGTCAGCATTGTCAGCGACCAGACGCCCGTCGAAATGCCTAACCAATCGATCGCCAGGGATTCCGTCGCGATCGCCCGCGCAGTCCTCCAGGAATGCGACCGAGTCCAGAAGCAGATGGATAGAGAGGCCCAAGAAGATGGCAAAACGCAAGACAACGCCGAAGAAGAAAGCCACCAAAAAGGCGACAAAGAATCCAGCGCGGACCCCAGCGCCTAAAAAAAGACTGGACCCCACGCAGGTCCATAAGGAGGAATTCCTGGCCGCCCTGGTGGAATATGGCAACGTAACAGAGACGTGCCGAGATATCGGATGGGACCGCGGCGAAGCCTACCGAGCACGCGCCGCCGATCCTGAATTCTCTAAGCTCTGGAAGACCGCCCTGGAGATGGGACTGGACGCCCTGGAGGACGAAGCCAAGCGCCGGGCCTACTCGGGAACGATCCGCCGGGTGACCGTCGCCGGAGAGGCCGCCACCGTCCGGGAGTATTCCGATACGCTGCTGATCTTCTTGCTCAAAAGCTACCGACCGGCAATTTTCCGCGAACGCTACGAGGTCAAGAACACCGTAGAAGTTGAGAACCCAATACCGCAAGGTGGCAACGGATGGTATCAAGCAATCACGGAGAAGATGGCGGAACGGCAGAACTAACCGCGACCCTCGAGGACGTTCACGCCTGGCTGGCCGCCGCCGCAGATATCCACCCCGCCTGGCGGCAACGTCAGCAATTGCGGGACACATTCACCGACCCCCTGGCCCATGCCCTGGCCTCGGCCGACAATCCCGCCTTACATGATTACGTTTACCGGCTATTCCACGACGAATACTTTGCCTTTGAACCGCGGCCGAACAACGACGAGCAAGGAGACGAGCAACAGGGATTTGTCGAGAGCGAGGCCTTTATCTCGATTGCCATGGGAGGCAACGGCAGCGGAAAAACCTACTGCGGAGCACAGAAGACCGTCAGGTTCTTGGAGTCGACGCCCCCGCCCGCCGCGAATACCCCGTTTTGGATCATCGCGAACAGTTATGACCAGGTGTGCTCCAGCTGCTGGTTTCAGAAGCTCAGGACGATCATCCCGAATGAGTGGATCGACTGGAAGAAAATCACCTGGTTATCGGAGAAAAGAGGCTGGCCCAAGGCCGTCCCGTTGAAGGCCTGGCCCGGCCGCCCCGGTAAGAATTGGGTGCTGGAATTCAAGAGCTACGAGCAAGGCCGCGAAGAGATGCAGGCGGCGGCGATCGGTGGGGCCTGGTTTACCGAACAATTCCCCTGGCCCATCTTTGAAGAGGTCCTCCGCGGTTGCCGGGAGTATGGATTCCCTGGGAGCATATTCGCCGAGTTCACCCCGATCGATCCGGCCAAGTCCGTGGAGATGGAAGACGCCTACAACAATTGGCTGGATGGCCAAGAGCAGTACAAGAACTGGGCATTCTTCCGGCTGAATACTGAGACGGCTCTGAAGGCCGGGCACGTCGATGCGAATTGGTACCAAGCATTCTTCTCAGCCGTCAGTGAGGAAATGAAAGAGACGAGACTGAAGGGAGTATTCGCGTCCTACGAGGGAGCAATCTATCAATCGTTCCGGCCCTCGGTTCACTTAATCGACGACGGCGGCGGATCCAGTAACGACTTTCCGCCGGGTGTTATTCATAAGCGGGGCGTCGACTGGGGAGCTGGCCAGGAAAACGCTTTCTGTTTGCTATGGGCTTACCGCGATACCCTGGGGGCCTGGTATTTCTACGACGAGTATTACACCAACGATCAACAGATGACCTGGGAAGATCACCTAACCGCGATCCACCTAAAGGACGGCTGGGAGATGGTACGCCAGGGGAACGCATACAAGCTCGAACCACGGGAAGGCCATTTCCAACGGTGGAACTATTCCGACACCAGCCATTTCGCGCAGACCTACGCCCCGATGGATCGGCCGGACATGTTCCGGACCTTTGGCCAGTATGTCCTTCCGGTGGTACCCGCCAAGATGTCCGTAGATTCCGGGATCGAAACCGTGCGAAACTGCATGAAAATCAACCCGGTAATTGACGAACCAATGCTATTTATTGACCGCTACAAATGCCCGAACCTGGCCCGCCAGATCCGGACCTACCGCTGGGAACGATCGAGCGGCCAGGGCGTCAACCCGAGGGACGCAGCACCGCGGCCGCTGAAGAAAGACGATCACGCCCCAGATGCTTGCAGGTATTTGTTACACACCGATCATATCGCTACAATGGCTGGCCCAGAAGGACGAAAAATCATCCGGCCGTCGAGAGCTGGAATTCGTCACAAGCGAGTGGAATTAAGATCTCAGCAGCGGGAACCCGAGCGAGGAAGCTCTGGAGGACCGAAGCGGATCGGCTAACTGGTGGGGATCAAATGGCCAGAGTAAGAATACCAATCGGCGGCTCTATCTTCCTGATGAGAGATGGAGG